GGCGATTAATCATGCCCAGCAAGATCGAATGGACCGAGCACACCTGGAACCCGTTCGTCGGCTGTGAGATCGTCTCGGCTGGATGCAAAAATTGCTATGCCATGCGCATGGCCGGGCGCCTCCAGGCGATGGGCCGCGCCGCCTACGAGGGGACCACGGCCCCCTCCAAGGCCGGCCGCGTCTGGACCGGGCGGCTCAACCGGTCGAGCGACGCGACCATGCGCAAGCCTTTCACCATCCGCGATCCGAGCATGATCTTCGTCAATTCGATGTCGGATTTCTGGAACCCGGCCGCCGATGACCTGTGGCGCCTCGAAGCGCTCTGGATCATGCGGGAGTGCGAGCAGCACGTGTTCCAGGTGCTGACCAAACGGCCGCAGGAGATCGAGCCGGCGCTGGTGCGGCTCGGCGAGGACCTGCCCGTCAATGTCTGGCTTGGCACCACGGTCGAGGATCACCGGGTCGTGGACCGGATCGATATGCTCCGCGCGGTGCAACACGAAGGGGTCAAGTTTTTGTCGGTCGAGCCCATGACGGCACGCCTCGGCCCCGTTGACCTATCGGGGATCGATTGGGTGATCCTCGGCGGTGAGAGTGGCCCGCGAGCGCGGCCCATGGAGGTCGCCTGGGCGCGGGAGGTGCGCGATCAATGCGCGGCACAAGGGGTGCCGCTGTTTTTTAAGCAGTTCGGCCGCCCCGAGAACAATCCGAGGTTTCCCGATGTTGACAAGCACGGCAAGGGCGGTGCAATGCTCGACGGTCGCCTATGGCGACAGTGGCCGGAGGATCGTCGAATTGCTCGCGCTGCCTGATCATATCGACGCCAGGGGGTGGCAGCCGCCATCCCCGGCAGCCGTGCGCGCGGTCGTCGAGGCCACGGGACTCTCTCAGCAGGAGGTTGGCCGTCGCCTCGGGGTCGGGGGGCGGCCCGTGCGCTCGTGGGTATCCGAGCGCTCGCCGCGGGCCATGCGGTACTCGGAGGCGGTGGCGCTTGCGGCGCTCGCCCGAGAGGCAGACGCATGAAGGTGGCAATGGAGATTGACCCCGGCTACACGGACGTAGCCGTGGCTCGCTGGCAGCGGGTCACCGGCAAGCAGGCAGCCCTGGAGGCCACGGGCGAGACGTTCGACGATCTGCGCGTGGCTCGGGCAGCGGCAGCATGACCAAGATCATCCTCATCGGCCAGGCCGGCGGCTCAGCGCGCAGCGAGCCTCTCGCCGGCGCATCCGGGCGGCGCCTCGCCGCGCTCGCGGGGCTCGATCTCGACGACTTCGCATCGCGGTTTGAATACCGGCAAATCGACCTCACGCCGACCCATTCCGGCATGCAGGATGCCGAGCGGTATGCGATCCTGGCCGAGAACAGAGCACGGGGCGACGTCATGCGCGCCGACATGACAGGCCGAAAGGCGGTGCTGGTTGATCGCGCGGTGGCGTCGGCGTTCGGTCTAACCCGCGATGACTACGATTGGTTCAAGTCGGTTCAGGTCCCGACCGACATCGAGGTTGCGGTGATCCCGAACCCTGGCGGAAAGAGCCTGGGGTGGTGGAATGATGCCGAGAATGAGGCGCAAGCAAAGGAATGGATGCGCCATGTTCGGCTTGGATTCCTGAAGCAGCCAAAGCGGCGCGGCAAGGACTGGTTCACTGTCGATGAGGTGAATGCAGCTTTAGAGGCCGGGCGCGGCGTCTATTCTTGGGCGGCCGAGTATTTGTCCGCGGCCAGCGGGCGTTCGTGCAGCGCCCAGACGATCAAGAACTACGTTACCAAGTACCCGGACGAGGTTAACCCCGTGATGGCCCGGTGCCGGGCGCACACCGTGGGTGGCGTGGTCAAGGGCATCCTGGTCAAGGCCGAGGCTGGCGACCTCTCGGCACTGCGCGAGCTGGCGGGGATGCGGTGGATGCAGGACGCCGCGATGGAGCACCTCGGCATTGACCTGCGGCGGGGCGTGAGCGTCGAGCATTCGGGCGGGGTCGGGGTGAACCACTCCGGCACGATCGAAGTTGTTCATCGCGCCGAGCTGGAGAACATGACCCCGGCCGAGAAGGCGCGGCGTTATCGCGAGGTCGTGCGCGGAGAATGCAAGGTCGTGTCGATCGATGCTCGTCGCGCTAGCTGATCAAGGGTCCGAGGCGCTTCGCCGGATTGATCTGGCAACTTCCCACGCGAGTTCTGCCGTTCTCCAGGAATTAGCGAAAGCTAGTTTTGCTGAGGACCCTGCGGGCTGGATTGATGATTGGGCCTGGTCCTATGACCCGCGCCAGCTCGACATGCCTGATCTGCCGTTTCGGCTATCTCAACGGCAGCGGGAGCTAGTCACGTGGCTCGTCGGCGTAGTCGATCGTGGCGAGGAGTCAGTACTGGAGAAGGGGCGTGATCTCGGCGTAAGCTGGATCATGGCGCTGTTTGCGCTCAACCGGTTCCTGTTCGTGCCGGGCTTCAAGACGACTTTCGGCTCCTATCAGGCCGACAAGGTCGACCACATCGGCGATCCTGACAGCATATTCGAGAAAATGCGGATTGCCATGGACATGCTGCCGGAGTGGCAATGGCCGAAGGGATGGGACAAGACCCGGCACGATAATTATATGCGGTTCGTGAACCCGGAAAATGGCAATACGGTCATCGGCGAGGTCGGCAAGCAGATCGGGCGAGGTGGTCGGTCGACGTTGATGATCGTGGATGAGGCCGCGTTCGTCGAGCACTTTCGATCGGCAGCCAGAGCTGTTTCGGCTAACGCGGACGCGAAGGTCTGGGCCAGCACCGCGAACGGCATGGCCAACGGTTTCTATCTAAAACGCGAAACGACGCGGGCGCGCGATCCGAGCCTGGTGTTTCGCTTCCACTGGCGGGACGACCCACGCAAGACCGAAGCCTGGGCGACGCGGCAGAAGGCCGAGATGGAGCCGGCCGACTGGGCGAGCGAGCACGATATAGACTATGGCGCCAGTGTCGAGCGCACGTTGATCCGGGCGGGATGGGTTGAGGCGTGTCGCGAGCTTGGCCGTCGACATCGCGGCGAGTTTAGCGATCGGCCGACCAGGTGCGGGCTTGATGTTGGCGCCGGGAAGGCCGAGAGCGTGCTGGCGACCATGCGCGGACCGGCCGTGGTGGCGATCGACGCATGGCGTGATCCTGATGCGGTCGACACGGCGTCGACTGCGGTTGATCGCGCCAGGGAGGTCGGCGCGGCGGTGCTTAACTACGATGCCACGGGGGTCGGGTTCGGCCAGGGCGCCATCATGAAGCGGCTCGGCGCCGTCAAGGTTGGCGCGATCAACCTCGGAGACTCGGCCCCCGATGATGTGAAAATCGACGAGGGCGATAAACGGGTCCCGGCCAGCGAGCGGTTCGCCAACCTCAAGGCGTTCGGCTGGTGGTCGCTGCGAGAGGCCGCAAAGGCTTCGTGGGAGGTTGTTGAGGGCGTCAAGGATCATCCACTCGACGAGTGCTTGCTGTTGGAGGTTGACGATCCGGTGTTGGTTGCTCAGCTATCACAGCCAACGTGGTCGAAGACCATGAAGGGCAAGCGACAGGTCGACAAAGCGCCGGACGGCATGAAGTCGCCTGACCGGGCGGATGCGGTCGTGTTGGCGAGGGTTGAGGGCAAGCGCGGGCTGCCATTGACGTGGTGATCCGAACTTTAAATCTGCGCGATTTGATTGCGCTATTTGCACCTGCCATCAAACCGCGCTATAGAGGAACCATGGCCACGAACGGCATTCCGTCCAGCGAGCGCGTCGAGCAAGGTCTCACGGCCCTGTCGGCGCTGCTCAGTCGCGTCGAGCTCGCCCAGCGCCTCGGGCTATCCTACGGCGGCGACCGTGACGTCTACACGGCGCTCGGGTGGACCAAGCGGCCGACGTGGGCGGACTACGCAGCCCGATATGAGCGCGATCCCCTGGCCGGCCGGGTGGTCGATCTGCCCGCCATGGATAGCTGGGCGCAGGGTTTTGAGCTGAGCGACGACGAGGCGCCGGATACCGAGACGCCGTTCGAGGCGGCGTGGAAGGAGCTGGACCGCCGGCTCAAAGTCCAGGCCGCGATGCAGCGGCTCGATCGGGTCACGGGCATCGGCGAATATGCTGCGATGTATCTCGGCGTCCGTGGGCAAAGTCCGGAGGCGCCGCTGCGGCGCGGTCGCGGCCCCGATGACTTGCTGCATCTGAGCGTGTT